TGAAAAAGTAGACCCTCCATATGATTTTATTCTAGAAAAAACTAAAGAACATTTAAATAAATTATTAATTTCATGATCTATATTATTACTCCTTGTAAACGACCTCTTAATTTAGAAAGAATGAAAAAATCTATTCCTTCTGAATGTCAATGGGTTATAGTTTACGATTCGTCTTTAAAACATGAGTATCATATTGAAGGCGCTATTAATTTAAAATCTCCATATACCGGAGATCATGGTAATCCTAATCGTAATTATGCTTTAGATAATCTAGAGATGAATGATAATGATTGGTTTATGATTTTAGATGATGATAATATTATACACCCCGATTGGTATGATAATGTTAAAGATAAACTAGAATCAGCTTTAATGTTAAATTGGGGTCAATGCTTTTATGATGGTAATACTCGTTTTTCTGCAACCGATAATTTATTAGAAGACAGAGCAGATACAGCCCAATACATGATGAATTGGGGAGCCGTAAAAAATCTAAGATATCAATCTCATTATGAAGCAGATGGTGATTATGCTAATAGAGCAGCTGAAGTATGTCAAGGAAATATCTTAAAAATTGACCAGGATTTATGTTACTATAATGCTTTAAGGCGCCATAAAGAACCTGACCCAGCAAGAACACATATTGTGATGATTTCTATGTTTAGAAACGAAGCTCATAATATTAGACAAATGTTAGAGTCATGTTACAAATATATTGATTTTTGGATTTTACAAGATAATGGTTCTACAGATGGTACTCCTGAAGTTGTAGAAGACTTCTTTAAAGATAAAGACATTCCAGGTTTTATTTATAATGTTGAAGAAGGTTGGGTAGGGTTTGGTTGGAACCGAGATCACTTACTTCAAAAATGTTTAAATACTGATCATGGGTGTGATTGGATTCTTAAAATGGATTGTGATGAAACTCTTGAAGTAGCAACTACAAATACAATTGACCCTAATGGGTTTGATTGGAGTGTATTTTGGAATACAGATATTGTAAGTTTTGATGTAGCAGCACAAGGTGGTGGTATTATATATTATAGAACATGGATTTGGAATGCTAAATTACCTTGGAGATTTAATCATGATACGGCCCATGAGACAATTTACTTAGAAGGTGTAGGAGAAAATTTCCCAAGGACTCAACTTTCACCCACATTTAAACAAATTGGCCACAACACAGGTCAAAGTTGGAGTGTTCCTACTAAATTTTTAACAGATGCCCTTAAATTTGAAGAAAAATTAATTCGTGAAAATACATTATTAGAAGATTTATATCATTTCTTTTATATTGGAAAAAGTTACGAAGATACTTATCAAGGTGATTTCTTCCCATTAGGTAGAGCCCATTCAGAAGAATTTGCTCGTAGATGTATTTTTTATTATGAAGAATTAATAAATATTACTCACAACTTTAAAGAAACAAGTACAGCATCTCATATGGATGAAATGGGTTATTGGGCGGTTTGTGGTATAGGTCGTGCTTATAGATTTTTAGAAAATTATCCTAAAGCTATCTATTACTATGAAAAAGCAGAAGCTTTTTGCCCTAAACGAAATGAACACTTAATTGGATTAGCTGAATGTTATAAAGAAACAGAAGAATGGGAAATAATGTTAAAATACACAACACAAATGATGTCTTCTGAACGTGTATGTCCTTTCCCAGAGTTGGTATTTTTAATTAATACTAGTTTTTACCAAGATACTGGGGGCTATCCTGAATTTTTACATAACTTAGCATTAGAAAATTTAAATAGTTAATAAATGAGAAATATTCCTACAGAAGATCCTAAAGATCATTGGTCATTTTTACAAGTAAAAGATAAACTCGTATTAGATATGGGTTGTTCCTTTTATGAAGCTTATTACCACCCAGGAATGTTAAGTTCTGCTGAATGGTTTGTTCAAGAAGGAGCAAGACAAGTTATTGGTTTTGATGGTGATCCTGCTGAAGTAGAAAAATATAATGTAGTTTACAAAGATGATCCAAAATACCAAATATTTGAACTTTGGTTAAATAGTGAAGATCATATTAGAGAATTACTTCAACTTAAGCCGGAAGTTATTAAATGTGATATTGAAGGTGCTGAAATTAATTTTATGTCTATTACTAAAGAAGAAATGGACGGTGTTAAAGAAATTGCATTTGAATATCACGATGTAGCTACTAGAGAAATGTGTGAGAAAAAACTCCCAGAATGGGGTTTTACTTATATTGAACAATTTAGTTTATTAGATCGTAGTCCTGAAGAACAAGGTGTATATTACGGTAGTAAAAATCCTCAAGAATCTAGAAAAGTTATTAAATTAGATTCTAATAAAACTACTACTAAAAAAGTAAGAGGGTCTAAAGTATTGTATATTGGTCCTGGTGAACCTGAACTTAAATCTTTTCACCCAAATGAATGGGAAGATAATTCATTAAATGTTAAATATCTTTCTACAGATGAAGGTGTTACTGAGGTTATTACTTCATTTAAACCTGATTCTATTATAACAGTAGGTGAAAATGATTTAAATTTTACTGAATTAACCCAACAACCTTATGAAATTAGAAAACGCTGGTACCACTTTACAGAATTAGACGAATCAGTAGGAAATACAGCTCATAATGTAGCAATGTATCAAATCTTAGAACAAGATAATTCTCAATTGATTTCTATTTTTACACCATCTTACAATACGGGTGTTAAATTATACGATACTTATATTTCCTTAAAGGAACAAACGTATACTGAATGGGAATGGGTAATTGTTGATGATTCTAATGATGGAGGTAAAACATTATCTATTGCTGAAAATATTGCTAAAGTAGATTCTAGAGTAAAAGTGTTTTCTTTTAAAGAAAAATCTAAAGGTAACATTGGTGAAGTAAAATATAAAGCAGCTAATTTAACTCGTGGTTATTTGTTAGTAGAATTAGACCACGATGATATGTTAACAGATAACTGTTTAATGGATCTACGCAATGCTACTTTAGCTCATCCTGAAGCTGGTTTTTTCTATAATGATTTTGTTGAAGTAACCCAATTCTTCCAGAGTTTAACATATGGTGAAGGTTTTGCTTTAGCTTATGGTTCTTATGAAGAAGAAGAGTATAGAGGTAGAGTTTATCAAGTAAATAAAACTCCTAATATTAACCCAAAAACAATTCGCCATATTGTAGGAGTTCCAAATCACACTCGTGCGTGGAGAAGAGATACTTACTTTGCTGTAGGGGGACATAACCGTGATTTAACAATTGCTGATGATTACGAATTGATTATTAGAACTTTCTTACATACTCAATTCGTTAAAATCCCCAAATTAGGTTACATCCAGTTTATGCATAGTTCTAATTCTCAAGATGATGCTAGAGGAGACATCCAACGTAAAGTTAAATCAATTATGTCTCATTATAATAATCGTATTGCAGAAAGATTTAAAGAATTAGGGGTAGTTGATTATGTATATGAAGAAAACCCAAATGATCCCTTAAGTGTTCCTTCACGATATGGTGATGAAGAAAATGCTGTAAACTTAGTTTACAACCCTTAACGTTGTAATTATTTTTATATATTTATTAACATAAAATAAAATTCAAATGGAAGAAAAAACTGTTTTAACCCAAGAAGAGTTACAAATCGTAAAAGACATTCAAAATGATGGTCAATTTATTACTCAACAATTTGGAGTAATTGAAATTCAACTACAAAATCTAGAATTACAAAAAGATGAATTAGTTGAATCTTTAAAAGCTTTAAAAGAAAGAGAAGATAATTTTTTAAGTCAAATTGAGTCTAAATACGGAAAAGGTTCTATTAATGTTGAAACTGGAGAGTTTGTAAAGTTATAATTTTTGAAAAAAAGCCTAATATTTATAACAAAACATAACTTCATATCACAATGGCAGAAACGTTAGTATCACCTGGTGTCTTAGCTAGAGAGCAAGACCAGTCGTTTATTCAAGGACAGCCCGTATCTGTAGGGGCTGCTATTATTGGTCCTACTGTAAAGGGACCAGTTGAAATTCCTACAGTAGTAACCTCATATTCAGATTTCCAAAACAGATTTGGTTCAACTTTTGTAAGCGGTGGGGATGTATATTCTTACCTTACCTCTATTTCGGCTTACAATTATTTCCAAAATGGTGGTAGATCTTTATTAGTAGCAAGAGTTGTATCCAACTCAGGAGATTGGGATTATGCTCAATCTACTAATATTTACAATACTAATGGTGAAGGTGTACTTTTAACTACAGCTAATGCCCTTTCAGAATCAATTTCTACTTCTCCTATTTTTACAGGTCAAACAAACTCAGGTTCTAAGTCGGGATTGTCGTATACTACTGATGGTAGTGGTACTGGAGGTACTATTGATATTGAATTTAGCTATGTTTCACATAGTCTTACTACTGTAGCAAACGTTATTACCACCCAGGCAAGTACCATTAATTCATTTAATATTACGGGTTCTACATTTACTGGTAGTTTGTTAACATTCTCTGGTTCTGGAGACCAACCCGGACAAAGTTTTACAGCTTCATTAATTTTATCTTCATCTTGGCAAGATCTTAATTCCTTTCAAATTACCGGCCAAACTGGAGAATTTTTTGATGGTAATGTACTTACTTTGACCTCTCAATCTTTAGGTGCAGATCAAGGTGGAGGTACAGACTTAGAAATTACTCTATCAAGTTCAATCGATTATAATGCTATTATTTCTACTCCATTTATTTCAGGTGTTACAGTCTCAGCAGGAACTTCAGGATTTGCCATTAATGATACTATTACAATTTCTTCAGCATCATTAGGAGCTGCAGAAGGATATAATGCAGTAGCTCCATCTGTAACCGCATCTGACTTAGTATTTACTGTAGTAGGAGATGATTTAGAAGATCAAGCAGTAGCCTTTACTTTAGAAACCTTAGATAAAGGTATAATCATGAACAGCAGCTCTAGTTTAGACCCTTCAGGCTCATTAGCTAGTGGCTCTACCAATAATGTTAGATGGGAAGTAGTTAATAGAAACGAATCTTCAGGTACATTTAATTTATT